GTAGCCCAAGGTTCAGACAGTCGTTATGGACTCGCAGCCCGTATCTTTGGTTGGAGTGAGCGCCGGTTCTGGCAGGAGTACTACAACCACTTGAAGGATTATATGGGAGACAGCGTAGACCAAAAGGTTGTACGTGTGGTTGGCGCACTAGGAGCAACGTGGCGACCGTTTGGACGAAAGGACTTGATTGTACCGGAAGGACACCCAGACCCAGACATTAAGATTGAAAGCAAGGCAGTCGCAGACGCGCGACGCGTAAATGAAGCGCAGCTATTCCGTGACTATTTGAAGCTGGCAGCAGCAGACCCGACCGCACAAATCCGTTCCGGTATGCGGCACTATGGAAAGCTTATCGGTATGAAGACAGACTTGGTGGAGCAAATCTATCCACCGACGATCGACGAGCTACGCGCAGAAGAAGAAAATATGATGATTATGGAAGACCGCAAAGCAATCGTGCTACCGGAAGACGACCACTACTTGCATATGCAAATCCACAACAAGCTGCCGGACGGAAAGTACAAGACTGCCCACATTAACGCCCACAAAAAGGCAATGATTATGCAGAAAATGAACCCAGAACTTATGCCGCAACCGCAGCAACAGACTGACCCGAACGCTTTACCACAACAGAACTTACCGAACCCAGCACCAGAAGGACGAGTATTACCAACTAACTTGTAGCGTATGCCAAAAAAGAAAGCGACAAAAAAAGAAGAAGTGAAGAAGCTAGACTTAAGCAAGCCGCTTGATATAGAGAACGCGTCTTTTGAGCAGCGCAGGGACTATGCCGCTTTTCTTGAACAATTGAAGGTAACTGCCGGTTGGAAAATCCTAGAACGCACTATGGACGATAACTTACAGGTTATTGCGAACCAGATTGTAGAGAAGGTGAGCGCAACCGGACAGCCACTTGAAGACAAAGAAGTGGACGAGCTACGCATACAATACAACCAGATTAAGCAATTGAAGCAGCTACCAGACGCACTGATTGACCGCTTTTTACCGAAAGAAACCACACCAGAAATGCAGTATGACCCGTACAGTAGCACCGGTTTACAAGCTAACGTTCTTGATATGAGTAATACGACATAGACTCGCAAAGGGAAGTATTGACGGGGTTGGCGACGCTCCTACCAATGCTTCCCCCTGCGTGTCCGTGTCGGTCTCAAACCACCGACTCGTCGCGCCGGTGAGACAAAGCAACCGGTATTAGGTTTTTGAAACACCGTTTTCCTACTACCGAGGGCATAACAAATAAAATTATGGGAGATCAAGAAGAAACCAACGTCGACGAGGTAGCAGAAGACGTTGAGACAGGTGAGCCAGACACCGAAGAAGAAAACACTGGCGACGCCGAGGACGCTAACAGCGAGTCCGACGAAGACGGCGAAGCTACCGAAGACGGTGATGAGTCGCCCGAAGCCGAGGACGAGGAACCGCCAACGCGGAAACCACGTACCAAAGCCGATTGGGTAGCGTTCAGACGCGGTAAGAAGCTTGAAAAGCAACGTGCCGCACAAGAACAGGGGGAAGCAGACGAAGACGAAGACGACGACCTAGACGACATTGACGAAGAAGACGCGAAGGTTATCGACAAAGTTGTGTCAAAACGACTTGCGCCGATACTACGCGAACGCGAAGTTAATGAGTTGCGGTCGGAGATCGAAGACTTTGTAGCAGAAAACCCCGACTTTAAGCCATACGTGAACAAAGCAGTTAAATGGGCGCAACACCCGACTTGGAAGGACATACCGACCAAACAGCTTATGTTCGCAGTAGCAGGTGACAACTTGCTAAAAATTGGTTCTCAAAGAACCAAGGCGGCGCAAGACAAAGCCCGCCGAACCGGAACCGGTAAAGGACGTTCTGGTAGCAATACCGGAGGTTCCAAACCAGTAGCCGAAATGACTGACGCAGAGTTTGAAGCCGAAATACAAGCCGTCAAACTCGGACAGTCACGGTAAATTAGTAAAATTATTCAAAAAAAACGTTTATGAGTACTACTACACGAACGCAAATCCCAGCAGAAGTAAACAACTTCTACTCTCGAACCTTGCTTATGCGTGCTGTGCCACTCTTTTTGCACACACGCTACGGGCAGGTGCGCGACATTCCACAGAATAGTGGAACTAGCGTTATCAAGTTCCGTCGTTACGGTAACTTGACCGCAGCAACCACCGCTCTCACCGAGGGCGTTACCCCAGCCGGTTCAGCAATGTCTGTAACTGACATTACTGCAACCGTCGCGCAGTATGGTGACTTTGTTACCTTTACTGACGTTGTATCTTATGAGTCAAAGGACGCCGTACTTACGGAGTTTGCCGAGGTTCTTGGCGACCAAGCTGGCGATACACTCGACCAGCTTGCCCGAGACGTGCTTGCAGCCGGAACAACTGTTACCTACGTGGGACAGTCTGCCCGAGCTTCTGTTGCGTCAACTAACCTTATTACCGCAACCGAGGTACGTAAGGCAGTCCGAACCCTTAAGAACAACAAGTCACGACGTATTACCCGTATGATCGCTGCTTCAACTGGTATCGCAACCGAGCCAGTGAGCGCTGCTTATATCGGTATCTGTCACCCTTCTACTACCTACGACCTACAAGACGAGACAGGTTGGGTACCAGTAGAAAAGTACAGTTCTTCAATGTCTACAATGGAAGGCGAAGTTGGAAAGCTTGGAGACGTACGGTTCATTGAAACACCAAACGCAAAGGTATTCTCTGGCGCAGGTGCTTCTTCTATCGACGTATACGCAACTCTCATTATGGGAGCAGAAGCTTACGGTATCAGCCGTATTTCTGGCGCGTCATTGCAGAACATTGTTAAGCCACTTGGTTCAGCAGGTTCAGCAGACCCACTTGACCAGCGCGGTACTACCGGTTGGAAGGCAACATTCGTTGCAAAAATCCTTAACGACGACTTCCTAGTTCGTCTTGAACACGCTGTTTCAGCATAGTTCGTAGTAGCCAACCCCATTATTAGGAGCGACTAAAACAAAAATTATGAGCGAGTACAGTGAAATGACCTACGGAGAACTTAAGGCAGCTTGCAAAGAAGCTGGCTTACCAGCCCGCGGGAACAAAGAAGAACTATTGGCACGGCTTGAAGGTGGAGTGGAAGCCACCGACGAGCCGGAAGTGCCAGTAGAAAAGGAAACCGTGTCTGAAAGTGACGTTGAAAAATCGTTACGAGCAGACCAAAAGAGTATGAAAGCCCACCTAGACGCCCAGCCAAAAGTGTCAATTATGATACCGTTTGAAGCTGGCGTGGCACCGGAAACCGCCGAGAAAATACCATTCGTGGTAAATATCAACGGCTACCGACTGTCAATCAAGCGTGGAACTTTCGTACAAGTGCCACAACAAGTAGCGGAGATCGTGCAGGAACGACTAGAAAGCGAAGGCAAGATAGGTTCACAGTTCAAAATCAGCAACGACCCAGCGAAAATTGAAGCACTAGGTTAATTATTCGACACTAACTTCAAAGCTATATGGCAGCAGAAGCAAGAGCAAACATTAAGGGAGCAGACATTGAGTTTGGTACTGTAACAAGTGCAAACCCAGCGTCAATTGCAGCCGACAGCGCAGGTACCGTAGTTCTCACCATTACCGGTGCAGCTACGACTGACCTTGTGTTCGTCAACCCAGAAGCGCTTGAAGACGGTTTGGTTGTACAAGGAGCAACTGTAACTGACGCCAATGAGGTGACAGTACAGCTTCAAAACACCACCGAAAGCGCAGTAGACGGCGCAGCCAGCGCTTACCAGTATATGCTGGTAAAGGTAGCGTCTTAAACTAACGCTCCAAGCCCTGCTCTGTTTCTCTCTTGAGGGGAGCAGGGACAGGGTAAGGAGTTCCGTAAAATTATTATGACAGGTACCCAATTCACAACATACGTACGCTACCTAACCGGCACTGACTCTGGCACGCTTACTGACGCAGAACTTCTTTTGTTGGCGAATATCGAGCAAGCTTCCCTAGCGGAAGACATTGCTGCAAACGTTGACGAAGGATATTTTGTAATGGAAGACGTGAGAAACCTAGAAGCAGACAAGCGCCGGTACACGTACCCAACAGACTTGTTAAAGAGTGTGAAGTACGTAGCGGCAAAGCTAGACGGTTCAAACTGGACGTACCTACGAGAAATCGACTTTGGCTATATTGAGGGACGAGACTTACCGCTCCTAGAAGAAAGCGAAATACAAAACGAGTTCGCGAGCGCGGCAAAGTACTTGAACTTTGGGACGGAAATTATGCTGTTTAATGGAGCAGCTATAACCGCCGTAACCGAAGGACTTAAGATCGCCGGAGAAGTATACCCAGAAGACCTTGATAGTGACGACTTGGTAGGCACCACCAACCTTTCAGTACCAAGTGAAAATACCAAGGTGCGACTGCCTAACGCAGCGTACAAACCGCTGGCGAAAATGGTATCTATCGCATATAAAACGTCAAAGGACAAACCGCTACCACTTACAGAAGACGAACGACTACTTCCGATAGACAAGGAGAAGTTGTTTGAAAAACTACGCGGACGCAACGCCGTTCGCACCATTACTGGACACGTCCCGTATAACGACGGGAGTAATTATTAAACTATGGCAACATTCACTAAAGTAAACGACTTTGTTGAAGCACTAGCGGAAAAGGTACACAACCTTGGTTCAGATACCTTGACCGTAGCGCTCTCAAACACAGCACCAGCTTCCGAGTCTAGCAACCCAACCGCGGACGGGAACGGAGTATTGGCAAACGTAACGCAAATTGCGTATACCAACCTTTCAGCCCGCGCAATTACCACTAGTGCCAGCGCACAAACGTCTGGTACGTACAAACTGACTCTTACAGACCTTGTACTCACAGCGTCCGGCGGTGCGGTAGCAGACTTCCGGTACGTCTACATTTACAACGATACAGCCACGAACGACGAGTTGATCGCGGTATATGACTATGGTTCTACGGTATCACTGGCAGACGGTGACACCTTCACCATTGACTTTGACGGCACAAACGGAGTTCTTACTATTGCTTAAGGT